CGTCACCTTCCATGAGAAATACCAAAAGAGAATCAAAGCCGTATGGGCTCCTCTTTCATTAGGTCAGAACTCCTACGCGTCGAAGAAAAGACAACTAGAAGCAAACATAGCATATAACAAAGCTACATTGCGACAAGACTTTTTGTCTGACTGGGATAAATCAGTCGCTGACTTAAGGGATGCCTATAAAGCAAAATACAATAAAGAAGCACCCGATTTCCCTCTTCCGATTGCGCGGAAAGTCGCCATGGGTGTTCAGGTTCTCACGGATGAGCAGGCACAAATAGCAGGTTTTGACAAGTCAGAATACGTTCAAGATCTTCATTTCACAAAAAGAGTATTAGAATATCAAGCACTTGGAACCCCTTTGGCCATCGACGGTGTAATTTTTGGGGAAAAACATCAAGATAGAATTCGTGATGCAACGAACCGCTACCAGACATTATATTCACCCGCAAACAAAGAAGATGAAGAATTCATGGGTAGAGTCGCGGAGGCCACATCAAATCAATACCCAAAATCGTGGCAACAACTTGAAATTTCAACTGCCGGAACTGTTAAAGCATATGTAGAAGGAATAAATGCCCAAACACATCAAAGACTCAACTACTCACCAGGGCTACCATATCTCGCGACATATAAAAAGCGAAAAGCCATGTTTGATGCTGGCTGGGACGAAGTAATCATGGATGAAGCAGTCAGGCACATTAGGGAAGGGACATATCCAATACAATACTACCATGCATTTGTCAAGTCACAACCCGTTGATGCTTATAAGTTGTGGCATGGTAAAGATCTTCGTACCGTAACAGCTCAAGATTTGACCTCTTTGTGGATTGATAACATTGTGGGCCTTGAAGCAGTTAAAAGGATAGACAGGACAACCGGAACTGGTATAGGAATGATTTTGAATCAAAACATGCAATACGTTTTTGAACAGTTAGAAGATCATAAAAATAAGGGAGGCATTTATGTAGAGGCCGATGCTTCGCAATTTGACTCACGTCAAAAGCAGATCATCATGCACGGTCTCAAACATATGTGGCAGAAAGGATTCGCCCATAAAGGCCTTCTTGGTGATAGGATTGCTAGTATCATGAGTTCTCACTATGACGCTATGCAAAACGCTTATATCATCAATCTAACTGATAAAAAATACACTGGCTGTACTATAAAGCTAGAGAACAAAGACTTAATTGCTAAATTAGTGGATGCTCATCCTGACCTCTTCGCTCGTGAAGAAGTATGTCCCAATGATCCACAGGTTCCAATTATTCTTTCGTCAGCTCCTAATGAGTCATTTCTTCCTAAAATCGGTACCAATTACCCCGACCCGAAACATCAAATATTTATCCGTTCCAGACATAACAACACACATCCGTTTTTTTCCATATTCACCACAGATCGTACACTTACAGGTTCTAATATTGCCCCCACGTTTTTCGATTCAGTTGATCAAATGGAAGCACAATTGATGAACACAGCCAAAAACTTTGATAAAATGTACAATGTGATCCTAAAGAATAGAGGTGGTGCCACGGGACAGTCATTTACTAGTTTTGACAATACATGGGGTTTCCGCTTAGCATTTGTGAGTGCTTGGTGTCGATATTTTAATTACGAAAAAAGTCCTGATGATTTCTTCACCGAGAATAAGCTCTTTAATACTGGTGATGATACATGTTGGTCCATGCATATTACAGGCAAATTGGACAGAGGAAGGTTGGCTGAAGCCTTCCATTACTACGGTCTAAACGTAGAATTACTTCTTCATGAGGATATCACTGACATCCAATACCTGGGTAATAAGGTGTTGCGACCTAAGGATAATCCAGAAGTAAATAAACAACATGAACTTTTCAAGAAGCTTCAATTGGAAAGTAGACTCCATATCGACCCCAATAAAAAATTAGGTAAAACCCCTCGTCACCTAGTATATCATGACCTCACACAGGTCCTACTCCGCCGCACTTCTAATCGCTATTATCAAAATACATTGTCTTCCGCGTCCTCCGATTTCAATAATGATCTGATCCGAGATTTACATGCCGGCAAGATCACAGAAGGAGAGTTTTCAAAACGCAAGGGACAATTAATAGCGAAACATTGTTCAAAGAAATTGTTTGCATCAATTGACAAAACCATAGGACACGCAAATCTTTCAGCGTGGTCTCCATTCCTGTACCAAATGATGGCTAGGGAATTCATAGAAGACGTTACGCATTTAGCACATCTAAACAGGATAAAAAACGTACATGTAACATATGAAAGACAGTATAAAAATAGACCTGAACAAGCGCACAAATATTTTATGCGCGTGATGATTTCATACGGGAATACAAACCGTTTACCAAATGCACAGGAGATGTCGACAATGAAGCTTCGGGAATATCAATTCTGGGGTATGCTCAAGAGGATTAAATTCCCGAGTTACTACACAGTTTTAAGGGTTCAAATGAAAATGCGACCCGAAGAACACCAGAAGTACGACAAATTCGTGAATTATTTTTTAAATCACGACGTACAGTTCAAGGATATCCCCCAAACTCTCCTGGATCAAATGAAATCATTCACTAAATGGATACCCAGGGCTTGGATTAGAATGATGCCGAATCTTAATACTTTGTATTTTGATCCGACACTTTATACTGTGAATTCATTCACTGAAAAATTCATTTACCTGAAACATCGTCCGGATACCCTTCCGAGGTTTCAGAGCCTAGTAATGGCGTCTCCATATTCACCAGCTGTTGATGCTGATTTATTTTGGCACAACATCCAGAAACCGAGTTATTATGAAGAAATGATGAGCCACCCACTGTATGTTTATCAAAATGCAGTGTGTTCACAGGCTCTGATCTATTCATCACTCTATTTCTGGGAGAGGGTTATAATGGAAACCCCATTTATTGGGATATTATGGCAGTTATTCATCTTTCTCACGATTGATGTCTTCAAAGCATACGCCATATTGAATTCACTATATTGGCATGAGCATGCTCAAAGCTCACCCATTCAATCATCTTTAGTCCCCCGAAATCCATATGTTCAAATAAATCGTCTTTCATGTTTTCTAGTCGATTTTATCCCTGTCTGGACGTATTACGTCATGCCCTTCCATCTCATTATTCCTTACTTAGCTCCCGCTGGGGAGGCAATAGCAAATCTGATTCGTCATACGCAACAGATCAAGGAAAACACTCGCGACCGTAAACCTATGTCAAGAGTGGATATATGGGACAAGGAGTTAACTCCTAAGAATGGTTACCGTGATCAACATAGGCAATACCACGAGGCAACCGTCATAACCTCGGAAACAGCGACAGGTAAATCAACATTAATGCCGAGTGCTTTCATATACCTAAACGCTGATAAATCAAAATCACAACCTCTCTGTTACTACACTACTCCAGAAAAGGAGGGTGCAAATGAACCGTTCCAAGAAATAATTTTATTATTTCCACGCCGAGTATTACTGACTACATACTCTTCACCAAACATGATTGAAGTAAATGCAGAACACAATAATGCAGCGTCGCCGACCCGATTCCAGAGAATTACTCGCGGGGTGAACATCCATAAGAATACGCAATTGCATTTAATGACCTATGGCCACTTTCTGCATCGGCTTAAATACTTTAATGGTAATTTACAATACAACAAAAAAACAATTGATAATTACCTAATCATGTGTGATGAATTTCATGAAGAATCAGGAGAGATGTTAGCAGTAATTTCAAAACTCAACAAAAATCAAAATTCTAATTCTATAGAGAGACGTATCGTCTCTGATCCGTTCATATTCGCCACAAAAGTGCTTTTATTGTCGGCTACACCAAAGACTATTCCTAACATTCCTTCGAATCATTACAAATCATCGATACCAAGAAGGAAAAAGGTTCGAGAAATTCGTGCAAAAAACATGTCCGACCCTGCACTTTTATATAAGTGGGCAATGGACAATTTCCCCAAAGAAGCAAAACCCGAAAATGCAATAATAAGGTTATGCACACCGAATCAGATCACTAAGTTAGCGGATCAGCTCAGTCCGTTAAATATACAAGTTCATGAGCTCAGTAGCGCCACCCAACATCTTCCAATTCCGTCAAATGCACTGCTCGCCACCACTCAAATAGTCATGGCAGGAATAAATTTGCCTAGTAGAGACTTAATAATTGAATCTGGACTAATGATCAAAAACATAAAAGGAGTAATTACTGCACCGCAACCCACTGATCCATCAAACCATACTCAGGTTATAAATAGAGTTGGTAGAGGCGCAGTAGAAGCTGGAATAGCAATATTTCCAGACTTTGCAGGCACAGGAGAAGTGCCAAAACCTTATCCTGGAGCTCATTTGATGACAGACACTTTTGTTGCCAGACATTTTGGACTAACGCCCTTAGCAACTTATAGTGAACTGCCTGCACTCCATCCCAGATACAAAGTTGACATGGATTACCCGTACATCCTGGTTGACACGTCACTCATAGGTGAAATGTTCCCAAAGTATGTTGTGTTGTATCAGTTGTTCCTTGACTCATTTAACACACAACATGAGCGGTTCAAACAATGGAGATACTTGTTTAATGACCCACGCAAGTTCGACTCCAGACATGAGCATTTACAGGACTTCATAAAACTCCATTCGTTATCCTATATAATGCTAGAAGATGTTATCAAACAATCCTCGATCCCGAACGCAATCCATTTCGCGTTCATAAAACTTTCAAATATGCCGGCTCCCCAGATCCCTGCATCCCAACTGTCACTCCCTAATGGAGATGAGACTAAACTTTGGGATGACTTACAAGAAGCGGAGACGTATATAGGTACGTCCGGTTCCATTAAGGCTTTAAATGGTTTATGGGTAGATGAGGCTAGGTCTCAATGCTCATTTAAACATGAAACATTTGATCTCCCAGATCCTCAAGGCCAAATCTGCTCTAATATAATCACTGGTGCACAATATAAAATTGATGCTTATAACCAGGAGATTGATAGAATGGCCGTGGAATTTCAGAGCATGGCTCATTCCACAAAAGCGGAAAAATTAGCTCAAAGGAGGGTTAAAAAGAATTTACGTCTCATGAAACACCTCCTTCAACACACAGTAGATGACTTGCGTTTTATCAAGTCCTACACGCCCACTAAATACTTATCATCCACTCGGTTGACTGAATTCGGTCTGTTAGAGGATGTAAAGGGTTTCGTGTGCTTAAAGTGTGGTTCCATTAAAGAGCATTATCACCGCAAAGGAGAGATAATATCATTAAAAGGAAACCAAAACTTTGTCTTTACAAACAATGTTAGGTTTTCTTCCATTTGCCCTTTTGGAGAACCGTCGCTTACTATAAAACAATGGTGGAAAAATTCCAGCTTTGCAAAAAGCTGTCCTGGAATTAGCCTCGATATGGTCTGAGTTTACGAAAAGAGTCCATGGTTGATCACATAATGAGCATGGCTGAATTCGGCTGCTCAGTGATCATATCATGGAGTTTCTATAAGTAACAAAGGACCTAAAAAGGCCGCTGGTTAAGTTAACTAGTTTTAATTCTAAGTTAACTCGGGGCAATCGTTTGACGAACCCGCCACTCTAGAAGTTTTAATAATGAATTCCTGTCTTTTATAAACTCCTGTCCTTTGCGGACACTACCCTAGGTAGGTGCTACGTCTCAATCTGTCAAGCAGATGGGCATATAGCAAATAAATAGGAGAGTAAATAACTGGAAGGATTTTTCAAAATTTTCTTCATGAGTGTGGAAAACCATAACCACCAATTGTTATTATAACAAGTGAAATTTTCATTCTTTTAAATTTCATTTTACACTATAATATATA